CGATCTTCTAGGATTGCCCGCTCTACTAGTTCAGACAGATCTTTGTGTTTAAGCGTGATCTGTTTGGCGTTTACCGTGAACTTATTCTCAATGAGGATGTCAGTGGTGCGTACATCGTTTTTACGAAGCCAGCCTGATCCTGATCCTGCATTGCGTGAACCTTTGTAAGACTTTGCAGAGCGCTGCTCTTGACGCTTGGACTGCTTGTTGATTGCTTTGCGGTCGCTTCCATCGCCCCCAAGTATCACGCCAACCCAAACTTCGTAAACACCTCTGCTGTGATCTTGTCTCGCAACTCCGTATCCTCACGGACAGCCTGCAAGACGCCATCCTTTCCTTGCCACTTCTGATCACCGTACGAATAGTAAGCACCAGCACGGGTGATGAGTTCATAAGCAATAGCAATGTTTACAACGTCTTTAACGGTGTCAAAGTCACCTCTGTTAAAGCCCTGTGTCTCAGCGAAGTAGTAATCCACTACAGCAACTTGCTGTGGGCGGTACGTCTTGTTCTTCATTGTGCGGGCTTTGATTGTCTGACCAACAGTCTCATCTTTGGTCTTAAGCCACTCGTCACGCTTGACTTCAACACGTGTGAAGTAATGGAAGTTCTTAGCCTTACCACCTGGAGTTGTGCGGTTGTCGCCCCACATAACACCAATCTTTTCACGCCATTGGTTAATCATCAAGCCAGTGCACTGGCGCTCATCATGTATGAGCGAACGCTTCTGTGCCTTTGAAGACTTGCGGAAGAACTTACCTGTCAAGCGGGCACCGAGACCCACAGTGAACTCTTCCATCATTTTCTCAGACTCATCTCCAGGAACTAATGCTGGCAAGGAGTCAATAACGATGAGGTCTACCGCACGGTTATCAAGTGCCTTGATGACAAGGTCATAGACCTGCTCCATAATGTTGGACTCAACAACCCAAAGGCGCTCTAAGTCAACACCAATAGACTTGGCGTAGTCAGGGACGTACTCTTCCGCAGCAACCCAAAGGGCGCAGAAGTCAGGGTCTAGTGCTTGGTTAGCAGCAATCGTTTTGTAGGCAAGCGCAGTCTTGCCTGAAGACTCTTCACCAATGATCTCGCTCCATTGGTTAGCAGGCCACCCACCACCCAACATAAGGTCGTAAGCAAGGATGCCTGTAGTGATGCGTGGCATGAGTTCACGAACCTCACTACCCTTAACAATAACGCCATCGCCATACTTCTTGTTCATAGCGTTAATGATGGAATTGAGTGATTCGTAATCTGACATTTTATACACCCCAGTTTGATTGATCGGCTTGTCCGTATTTACCATTCCAGCCACATTCAAAACAACGTGGGGCTGGTTGTGCTCCATTGATCATACTGTTTGAACCTCGTCCTACACGTGAAAATACGTTTTTACTTCCACATTCTGGACAAGACATGTTGCCTTCTTTGCGAGCGGCTTCGCCACCTTTCCACATACGAATAGCATCACCCATTCCAATTTGTTCAGTAGGTGCACGGTTAGGGTCAAGTACGTTTTGGTTACCTTGTTGCTGCTGTGCAGGTGCGCTGGGCTGTTGCATAGGAAAGCGCAGAGCAGGGGTAGTCGGGGGTGTTGTAAAGTTCCTACTAGGGCTAGGTGTTTCACCAGCAATCTTCTTGCTCCACCAATCACTCATATTCATCTCCGTTATACATATTGTCCAACATAATTAACACTTTTTCAGATTCAGCAAGTTTATTTAGAAGAGCCATTCCAAAGACAGTAAAGACTGCTGTTATTTCATCTTTGGGGGATACAAGTTTATCAGAGGTTTCAAGGAAGTCCGCAAACCACTCAGCGCCTTCAGATATCTCATCGTAGATTTCAGTAGCGTACATAACACCCCAACGAGACATAACATCGGATGCTTCTACTTCCCGCACATCTTCTGAAGGTGGAGAAAACCCCATAGTGGCTGCGTACTCTTGACCATCTGGAATTGACAGCATAAGAAAGAAATTACGCTTGTCAATGTCATCCATTACTTGGCGTCCGCCCAGTTATGGGCAACGTTACAAGACACCCGAAGGGGTACTCCTCGCAAGATGACGCCGTCACCCATTGCTGTCATAAATCGTGGCATGATTTCCTCCCAAGAGTCTTCTGGAACTGCGGTCACGATTTCGTCGTGTACCTGAACCAACATCCTAGTATCAGTTCCTCGGAGGGCTTTTTCAATGTCAATCATGGCGATTTTGCAGATGTCAGCGGCACTCCCCTGGACTACAGCGTTAATCGCCTGTCTCTCGGCTCTGGAGCGCTTCTCATCGTCTAAAGACTTAATATCGGATAAGCGGCGCCTACGCCCTGTAAGGGTCTGTACGTAGCCTTTGGCACGGGCTTGGGAGATCACATGGCGCTTCCACTGGGTCAGTCCTGAGAACTGCTCGTAGTAGCGATTAATCATGTACTTAGCCTTCTCATCGCTAATACCCGTGGTGCGTGCCAGTTTCATGTAGCCGCCGCCATAGGCGGTAAGGAAGTTTACGCCTTTACCAATCTGGCGCTCTTCGTCCGTTACTTCAGAAACGTCTTTACCAAAAAGTAAGGCCGCCGCACCAGCATGAATGTCAATGCCATTATTGAAGATGTGCATCAGTTCAGGATCTTTTGAGAACATAGCCATCACTCGCAACTCAATTTGGTCGTAGTCAGCAACCATCATGGTGTAACCCTCAGGGGCGGTAAACAAACTGCGGATGCTGGAGTCTCGTGGGATGTTCTGTAGGTTTGGGTTGGAGGAAGACAAACGCCCAGTTGCAGTGCGGTGCAAGTTAAATGATGGGTGCAGTCGTCCCTTTGACAACTTAGGAAGAAGACCATCAACATAAGTTGATTTAAGTTTCTGTGTTTCAGACCACTGCAACAGAAGTGTGAGGGCTGGGTGCTTTGACTCCAGTCGGCGCAATGACTCTTCGTCAACGGATGGTGCACCTCCCTTTGTTTCTTTAAAGGGCTTTAAGCCAAGACCACCTTCACGTTTCTTGTTAAAGAGGAACGCCTGCTTATGCTTAGTGGAGTCAGGGTTAAACCCAACAGGTGCGTACTTAGAGAGTTCTAACAAGGTGTCACGCATCTTGCCGTCTAGTTCTTTACCCAGGCTCTTAAGACGATACTGGTCTACTGGTATGCCCTCATTTTCCATCAGCATGATGACACGCAGTACCGCAGCGTCTTGATCAACCACTCTTAAAAGATCAGGCTGGTTCTTAACGTGGTTCCAGAGACGCTCATAGAGCATCCAAGTCCAGCGAGCGTCAAGGTGGACGTAACGGACGGCTAGGTCAAAAGGTACCTCGTCAATGATTTTGCCCAGTTTGCCGTCTCGGAAGTAAGCGTCATGCTTTCCGTAGTTGTGTTGGATTAAGTTCTCTAATGAATAGGACATCAGGTTCTCGTCTACGGCGTGCTGTAGCAACATGGTGTCTCTAAAAGGGGCTGTTGGTACCTCGTTGTAATACTTGCTCAAAGAGCGAGCATCAAACTTAACGTTGTGCCCAATCTTAATGAGGTCTCCAAAAAACAAAGGGCGCAGAGTCTCTAGTACAACGGAGCGGGAGAGTTGCTCGGGCACTGGCGAGTATGTGGCAGGGATGTGGTACCGAGCCTTTGCTGTGGATTCCTGCCCGCTCTTTAGTACCTTGCGGTAACCCGCAGGAGGGACGGTGGTACCGTCACCAATCTCTTCAGGGGTCAAAATAACACCACGACTGTGTCCCATGGGGATTGCCCAAGAGTGTCCCTTGGTAGCAATGCCTAACCAAAAGACTTCGTTGCGTAGAGGGTCTAACGCAAGCATCTTGCGATAATCGTTTTCTATCTTCTCCCGTGACTTCTTAACAATGTCAGGTGAGGCGTTCTTTAATTTGGAAACGTGATGTTTCCATTCTTTCTCAATGTGCTCAAGAAGGTCAGGGTGGCGATCAAGCACGCCACGAGACTCAATGTCAAAAGCAAAGGCACCAACACTTTCAACAGTGCGGATGATCTCAAGTAGTTCTTCGGTGGTAGACACAACACGGGGCGCTGAACGCCCCGTGTTAGTGCCTTTACTAGTTGTCACGGCTTATTTGTCGTAGCCGAGTTCTTCTGATGCAATCTGCATCAAGTCACGCTTTGAAGGAACCTGAATGATTTCCTCGGTGTATGCGGTTTCCGCAAACTCAGCCTCTTGGTCAGGCGTAAGAGCCGCAAGACCCCACTCCGCAAGATCAGCGGCTTTAACCATCTGAAGCAAAGTTGATGAGGTAGCGCCCTTACCTGTGCGAGAGATCGCCCAGTAGTGCTTGTCAAGAGGACCAGTGCGGTCGCTGTTGTGGAAGTTCTTCAGTTGATCAATGACTCGTGGGCCAACTTCCAAGGAGCGGAGCGCTGGCTCTTCACCTTCGGTAAGGAGGGCAACGTTGAAGTTGTGTCGCTTAGAAGGACGGTTGCCTGCTTTGCAAAGTGGGCAGTCCTCACCAAGACATACGAACGACTTCTGTCCTGAACGCTCCAACCAGTGTTGACCGTAGGAGGCGTAAGGTGCATCGCCAATAAAGCGGATGATTTGAGTGTCTTCACTCAACTTAAGACGGACAGCGTAATCGGAGTTACCTGTTTTGACTGAGTCAACACCGCTCCAACCACTTCGGACAACACGGCGTGCTTTTGGAGCATCGTCTTCGTCCAAGGCGACTTGTGGGCGTGGCTTTCGGATTACTTCTTCTTCGTCAGTTGCCTGTGCAGGCTTCTTACGAACAACTGGCTGGTATTCCTGCTCGTCATCTTCAAATTCGGTAAATGGCATCGTTTTTCCTTTGTGTGTTTATTTTGGATAATTTTGCTTAATGTGTTTTCTGAATTCGTCCCATTGAGGACTAGCAGTGTTGAGGCGATACTGCTCCAACGCTGCGAGTAGGAACTCTACCTGTTCAAGGCTGTAAAGTCTACGACCTTGCACACTTTTATTAGGAATTTGTTCGCCCTTAGGTTTAGGCGTACGGTACGTGGCTTTTGGTATCCAACCACGTGATTCCCACATACGAAGGGTTACTGGACTTCTGCCCAGCGCTTTCGCAAGTTCACCAATAGCAAAGAACAAAACGTCTTCTCCATTGACTCTGTAACTCTTACCTTTAGCACCATTGAGGCGATCAGTAATGATGTTGTCTCGGTACTTTTGGTTGATAGGTCTGTTCTTGGGCGCACGCTTACCTGGAAAGTCAGGCAACTCGCCAAACATCTCTAGGGCTTTATCGGTCATGCTTTGAATGCCCACGATTCTTTTTCAACATAGAACTCGCTGACGGTATCCATGTACTCTTTGTGATCCCAAGCAAGCCGAAGAAGGTTGGCTTCACTGGTTACTTCTACAATCTCTTTGACTTCATCCCAAAGACCATTGGTGCGTGCCCATGCTTCTGCGGCGGCTATGTCAAAGGAGCGAGCCACTCGGCGTTCACGCTTTAGTTCATATGCGCCAGCCTTCAACCACTGGTGGCCTTTGTCATCGGTGTACCCAAACAAAGAGACTGCTTCAGATAGTTGCCTCTTCATGTCGTTGTGGCGCTTCTCAAGAATCTCAATAGTCTCTTTAGACTTTTTAAACTCTTCAGCAAGTCTTTCTATGTGTAACTCATCCAAGTTGATGTCGGTTACTAGATCTGCTGGTTTTTCTCGTTTTACTGTTGCCATGTTTATACCTCCGAATTAGATAAGAAGTCTGAGAGTGTACCAATGGTTAACTCAAACTTGCCCTGATTGTCATAATTTCCATCAATGAAAGCCTCGTTAATACCCCTTTTTTGCTGGAGCATTTCGTACTGTCTCTCTTCAATAGAACCCTTCATAACGAAGGAAGCAATTGTAACGTGGGGGTGTACTGAGGATAGGCGGATGATGCGGGCTTCTCGCTGATCCAGTTTCCCAGCGCTCCATGGAAGGTCGTAAGAGATGAGGTAGTTGGCGTTAGGTAAGTCCACGCCGTAACCACCAGCATCTGAAGATAGGAAGATGCGAGTAGCGGGGTCTGTTGCAAACTGTTGTTTAGCACTATCCCTCTCTTCAGCGGTCATGCCACCCATAAAGAGAACGCTGTCAGTTAAGGGCTTTAAAGCCTCTTGAAGCAATCTAAGATTCTGTTTAAAGAATGAAAACAAAACAATCTTGCTGTCAGGCTCTCCTGACAAGATGTCTGAGATGTACTCAAGTACAGACGCCATCTTTGGGGACTTAGCGTTTTCAGGTAGCCAGCCAGCCTTGAGTATCTTGTCAGCGTATTGGCTTCCATCGGTACCCCGAGACTCACGAAACTTACGAGCAGATTCATAAACAAGAGCAGGGTTGTCACAGAGCATTCGCAAGATGGTGAGACGGGACATGATCTGTCCCTGTGCTTCTCCGCCACGATCATTGCCGTTGTAGTGAGACCATAAGTCAAAGCCACGACCATGTTGGCTGATGGCGTTTTGAATCTCTTTAACAAGATCCTTTGTAATTGAACGATAAGCAACTGCACCAGCATTATCAAATACAACAGGTATGAGTTGGTGAACTACTTGTGGTAACTGATCGGCAATGTCTGCTCTAGTTTTACGAACCATGGCATCAGTAAGGCTGTCTTGCAGGCTCTTTAGATTGCGGTAGCGGACTGGCTTACCAAAGTGGTCACGTTGAATAAAGGTGCGGTCAAAGATGTCAAAGCGACCAAGCACTGTCTTATCTACAAACTCCATAATTGAGAATAGTTCTTCTGGCTTGTTTTCAATAGGTTGGCCTGTTAGCGCAAAGCGGTAGTGGCACTTAGAACCCAAGCGCTTCAATAAGCGTGACCTCTTGGCTCTTGGAGATTTGATAATGGTTGCCTCGTCAATAACCATTGCGTCACACTTTAAAGAAAGAAACTCCTTCTCATCATTAACCAACATCTCTGGGTTAACAATGACGTACTTACACATCCTTGCCATTCTCCAGAGACTTGTGCGAGCACTCTTTGAGCCATCAATAACAATGGCTTTAGAGTTAGTGAACTTCTTAATCTCACGAAGCCATTGAAACTTTAAAGAAGAAGGCACAACAATGGCAACACGATCTATTTCGTTGTTATCAAAGAGATGTTCAATTGCGGCAAGAGTAGTTGGTGTCTTGCCAGCACCCATCACCATAGCGAGAAGCATCTGACCTCGGTCGGTCATGCGCTCCATAGCCTCTTGTTGAAAAGGGTAAAGGGTGCCTTTAAAGGTCACGTCATCCACCACGGAAGCACTGAGGCATGCGTAACGGCATAGTTAACTTCAGTGTCTGTCATATCGCCAATGTCTTTAGCGTCTGTTTGAGAGTAATCAATCCAATAGATGCCATCACGAAATCTAGGCAGCGTTTTAAACAAGGTCTTTGCGGACTCCGTGCCTGCCTTGTCGTGGTCTAGAGCGATGATAACCCTGTCTGCAACGGTGGACAATAGTGTCATCTGCTCTTTGCTCACGTGTGCACCGAAGGATGCCAACGCTTGCATGCCGCCGAAAGAGGATGCAAAGCGAACAACGTCTAAAGGAGACTCCACAAGGACAGCAGTGCGGGACTGAAAGCGCTCAATACCAAACAAGGTGGCACTCTTCTTAACGCCCGTTGGCTCGTTGTTAAAGTAGTTGTAACCCTTTTCTTGCCAACCCATAAGTTCACCAAGGGGTGAAACGATGGGGATAACCCACGCCTTTTTAATAACGTTCCACTTAATGCCGTGCGCAAGGGCTACATCGGGATCCAAATTACGTTTAACAATTTCACTGAGAGGCGGGTGCTCATAGCGGCTGTAGGAAACCCAATCAACCTCTGGCTTGTAATCAACACGCTCAGGAGCAGTCAGCCGATTAATACCTGTTTCAATGAGTAGTTGGTTCACAGCAGCAACGCTGTCAGGGTTTCCTGTTAGTTCTGAAACTAAGGAAGCAAGCGTTCCTTTTGCGCCACATGAGTGACAGATCCATAAACCTGTTTCAGCATTCATAGACCATGAAGGTGAGCCGTCTGCACGACCCGTACGCTTTTCATGAACGGGACAACATCCCGAAATCTCACGACCATTGGAACGGCGTACATCTACGCCGAGTTCCATAAGTACGCCTGCTAGATCAGTAGTACCAGTTGTCATTGTCACTGCTGTCATCTTCGTCTACCTCCGTAAAGTTCATTGTTTCCCAATCCCATTTAATCCTGACCTCACCTTTAGGTGAAGACCTGGACAGCACTACTCTGATGATTGCTTGGTTATCAATATCAGGGTCTGACTCCACACCTAGTACTAAGTCGGAGTCTTGTGCGAATGAGGATGTGTAACCTATCGCCTCCGCTGTAATTTGGCGTGACTTTTTGTTACCAAGTTTCCATGAAAGAACCTGTGTGGTTCCGATGATAGGAATATCAAAGCGCTGTGCCAACCTCTTAAGCGAGCGTGTGATATTTGTCAATGCTTGTGGTGAACCTTTTGGCTCGCCTTGTTCATCGTCCATCAAGTACACACCGTCAACAATAAGTAAGCGTGGTCGGTGTTGCTGTACTTTTCCTGCAAGTCCGCTAACCGTTGTAAGAGAGGAAGTGTCCTCGGTCATTACGAATGGTTGCATGTTCTTACGAAGTGATAGAGCCTTGCTCAACTTGTCCATGTCTGCGGCTGTTAAGTCGCCACGGATGATTCGTGTATGCGGGATACCCGAGATGATGGCGTCATAACGAGCCGCCTGCTCTTCAATACTCATTTCAAAGGAAACGTACATGGGAACGATGCCGTGGTTGTGGGCGGCGTTCGCCATGATAAGGGTCATTAACGATTTGCCCTTTTTCGCTTCACCAACGAAAGTGACCAATTGCTGAGGCCGAAGACCAGCAGTGATCCGATCAAGACCAAGGAACCCCGTAGGAATGCCACGAAGACCGTTCGGGGTGTTACGCATTTCTTCATATTTTTCTAATCGTCCTTCCCATGATTGTGTGAGGTCTACGTCTCGTAGACGAGATGTTTCTACAGAGGCTTTCTGAAGACCCTCTGACAACTTTGCATACGCTTCTTCCGTCTCATTGTTGTTAAGCGCTGGCAACGCTGAGGTAATTGCATTGACAAGGTGCTGTTGTTTGTATGCGCCATACAACTCGTCAATCAGTGCGGCAAATGGTTCGTTCTCTGCGTTAAGCAGACGTGTATCGCCGTACTCTTGTTTGAAGGCTCGTGGTGTAGGAACATTACTGTACTCACGCCAGTAGTTAAGGAGCCATAACCAAATGTCTGCCCACTCACCACTGAAGTGTTCTGGACGAATGCCTGCATCAATTAATTCAGTCAGTTCTCCTGTTTGAATAACCTTGCTGATTAAGAGATGTTCGGTTGATGCCATTTAAAGAACCCAAGCGCTTGTGGAGGATGTGACTGTCGCACGAATCCCAAGCACTGATGCTTGTTCTTTGTGTGGGACGAAGATTGTACGGACTGATCGCTTAAAACGCAAGTCGTATTCCAAATCTTCTATCTTTGGATAATATTCCACAGGTACAGAAATGCTTTTACGACTTAACCATTTCTCAATTGCAAGTGATGCATCGGGATGCAAGAAAGTGTAAACCTCAGCACCGATACCTAGACGGTTAGTGGAGTCAGAGAGTGCACGAAGAGGCATGTCATTAGGAGACCACATCTCAATAACACGCTCCCAGTTATTGCGGTTTTTATAAAGAGCAGTGCCTAATGATTTAATGCCGTCTGGAGGACTGGCGAGAAGGTCTTCAAAGATAACACCGTAACCAATGTAATCATACGATTGAATGTCGTTGCCTTGCATTAACTGCGTGTCCTGTAATCTTCGCCAACAACGTGCATCATGTAGCAAGACTCTTTGATGATGGACTGAACACGGGCGCTGTAGATCACTGACAACTTGTCGGGAATGATGTCTGTTGTAAAGATCGTAGGTAACTTCATCTCGTAGCGAGACTCAATCATGTTAGAAACAGTCTTCGCCATGTATTCGGTGAGGCGGTCAGTGTTCAGGTTGTCAAAGACGACCACATCATAAACACGGCGCATGTACTTCAGTAAGTTTGGATCGCCATACATCTCTGGGAGTTCTCCGTCATTGTTGCGGGCATCGTGCACCATCTCAACAAAGATGTCGTAAGACATAAAGAGACCGCTTAGTTCGTTCTTTGTTACAACCTCTTTTAGAGCCGCAACTGCCATGTGCGTTTTACCAATGCCCGTCTTGCCATGGATGTACAGGCCCATGCCGTCTTCCATGCGCTTTTCAATGTTGGTTGTCCACTTGACAACAGCATCCTTGAAAACTGAAGAGCCGTCATCTTCGTTGTAGGAATCAAAGGTGTAGGACTTATAGCGAGGTGGCAACCGAAGGTTACGCAGGCGCTCTTCAATGGGTCGGTTGCGCCAGTACTTAGAACTTTTCCAATCAGTCATGTTGATCCATTTTGTGAGGGGGTACCGATGATACCGCACAAGGATGGTTCACATACACATTGACATCTAAAAAGTAAAGATTGCAACACAAGCAATGTATTGTTGATTTACTCCTCGGTAAGTCTGGGGTCAATTGAGATTGAGGTTGGCTGAGTATCTTCTTGGACATTTGGTTCCTTTGCGTACTTATCTAGATTTGCGAGAAACGCCCTCCACGGCGCTACTTCCACAGGAAGCGGTCTCCTTGATATTTCCTTTACGAAGGACATGATCATTCCACGTATCTGCTCATTTGTAAAGCCTCTCTCCGAAAGTTTGGCAAAACCTTTCATGAGAGCAGGAGCGTTGATTGCTGAAGTGATCCTGTCCATGGATTCGGACGGGAGACTGTCACGGAAGAAGTAGACCAGAGCAGTGCGGGTGTCCCCCTTAGCGGCAGGTTTGATGGCAGGGCGGTCGGGGTCGGCTCCTAGGCCCGTGCCCCAGTCATCAATCTGCTTCTTCACTAAGCAATCTCCTGTCCACCTTTACATTTGAATTTTTCCTTTTCTTGTTCTCTTTATTCTTGTTAGTTACTCTTGATTGGGTGTCACCCGTGACACTACTAGTGGTGTCACCCATGACACTACCTAGTGTCTCCAGTGACACTACTACTGGTGACTCTGGTGACACTACTACTGGCATATCAAAGACCCCTGGGTTATTAAAACTCACGTAGTAACGATTGGTGATATTTCGGTTATTACGGGTTCGGGCTTCTTTAGTGATCACCCCGATCTCTTCCAGCCGTACTACAGATCGCATTACCGTACGCCTGTCGCAACCCATCATGTCTGCAATGTGTTGATAAGAGGTAGTCAGCGCCTGCGTGTCAGGATCTAGGTACAACAGCATGTGGTTTAAAGTTGCCTGCGCTGTGTAATCGGATGCAATGTAATTTAGTGCCCACCTCGGTACAGGTAAAAAAGGTCCACCAAGTCTGCTCTCACGCTTTGCCATATTATTCTCCTCAGGTTGCTTCAATTTAGGGTGCCCATGCTACACTCTCTTCAGCGCCTATGGCACCACCCAATCTGGTGTTGTAAGGTGAATATAGCGTTAGGGGGAGGGCAACCTCCTCAGGGTTTACAGAGCAAGGGTTCTTACCTCCTTTCACCCCTTGTCCGTGTCAAACTAGCCCTCCTCCTAATTGCTACAATGCATGTATGTCATCTAAAAAAGAAGTATGGGACAAACCCAATCCTAAAAAGAAATCAGACAAGTTGACTCCTGCACAGAAGTCAGAAGCAAAGGCTCGTGCAAAAGCCGCTGGTCGTCCTTACCCAAACCTTGTTGACAACATGGCGGTCAGTAAGAAAGGTAAGAAGTAATGGCTGAGAGTAAGAAAGACCCACGTCTGGCACGTGCAGGTGTATCTGGCTTTAACAAACCAAAAGCAACACCAGACCATCCAACCAAGTCACACGTTGTTGTGGCTAAAGTCGGAGAGCAGGTTAAGACCATTCGCTTTGGTCAACAGGGCGTTAAAGGTTCACCTGATGGTTCTGCACGTAATGATTCCTTTAAAGCACGTCATGCTAAGAACATCTCTAAAGGCAAGATGTCTGCCGCTTACTGGGCTGACAAAGTTAAGTGGTAGGGCATCAACTAAATAGTTGAGCCATACCCAAACAACTGCTTAACTTCCTCTACATTTGCTGTACGGCTCATAATCATTCCACCAGGGAATGTTGCTGTAAGCATGCAAGTTTCTTCTGAAGATGTGACTATCTGCTGAGTGCCTGTACTGACAATTCGGAAGGTACCGAGATCAATAGGAAGTTGAATGTCTTCCTCTTCCTCTTGTACTGCTAGTACTTCTTCTACAAACTTGTCATTGAGTATGGCATCTACGATTGTTTCTTTAGTCATGCTTGGGGTTACCTGAATACCCTGCGACTTGGCAGTCTTCTTCAATACACCAATAGACATTGACAACATCTCATCTCGGCTAAATGGTTCAATCTCAACTTCTTCAGTTGGTATTGGAGTTGGCTCCTCTTTAGGGCTGTCACCTTCTACCGTAATGGGTACTAGCCCATTTGTAAGGTCAAGGATAGGTACACCTAGATCAGCGGCTTTAATACAGATGCTTTCCATCTGCTCACCTTTTGCGTCATCCCAAAGCAACAGCAGAGATCCGTGCTCCTTATCAAGGTTTTTAATAACGGCGTCATCAATAGACTTCTCTGTAACTAGTTCTGCTGAAGCAGCATCTACGTACTTTTCAGGAGCACGGTCGTTGTGCACAATCGTGTAGGGCACTTCCATTCCAATAAGCCATTCAAAGATACGGGCTTCAGATTCAGAAGGCTTTGGGCCACAAGTGACAATGTAGTTATTGTCAGTACCCAGTTCGTTTAAAGCATCTTCAATTACGTTCTTACTTGTGTTACCTGTTCCTAAGATTCCATACGTTTTTAACATCGTTTTTTGCTCCGTTTATTTGATTGATTTGCGTTGCGCCATATCTCCCACAAATGTAATCATTCGGAAAACACCGTGGGCGGCGCCAGCAAGCGTAGCAACAACTAACCCAGATGTCCACATGTCTTCAATATTTAAAACAAAAGATGCGCCATACCCCAAGGCAACGCCAGCCAACACCTTTACCCATGGCATGGCTTCTCTTGGCGTAAGTAGGTCTAAAATCTGAACTAATTTGTATACGGCTAAACCAGCAATGATATAAGTCATAAAGCCTTTCCAGGGATCCAGTCAAATCTAATGTCGTACTTAGGTTGTCCACCTGAAGTACCTAGCATTGTAACTGGAAGGATCTGGGGTAGCAAGCGTTCAACAGCCGTCTGTGTTTTCTTACGGTTAGTTGTATACGTGGAATAAGAGTTGTTCGCAGTCCCTGACCACAGGTAGTCAGAACTGAATCCTTGATACAAAAAGCCACCGAACACGCTGCTGCCATCAAAGAACTGGCCTACCTTGTTAGGTTCCACCATCCACCTGTATAGGGTTATAGATTGGTTGGCACTAAGTTTAAATAAGAACACAGGGTATTTAGTGCCTGATGCCGTATCTTCCATGGGATACCCGTAGCGGTTTGCTACACCCACAGGGACGCTCGCTCCTGCGGTAGTAGCCGACCAGTCAGACCAAGAGGCACCCGCTGACCAATAGCCTCCGTAGGTAACTTCAGGTAATTGGGCAAACTCAGCCGACATATAATAAGTGCGATCACCATCCACAGGGACGGCTGTCTTAGAGATAAGGGCAACCTTGGTCTCAGTTCCGCCTGCGGTAATCGTGATGCCCTCAACAGGGCTAATACTCACTGACGCACCTACTTGGGCATATACATCCCAAGTGGTTCCTTGTGTTCCCACAAACCGTGGATCAGTAACTAAGTTTGCTTTCTCTGCGTGGATTGCAAATGTATAGAAGGGGGCTGAGGCACCAGTAAAGACAGTGACATCACCACCGCTTACCGCAGTAATGAAGTCTTTAGTGGTCTCAAGAGTACCTTTGTTTTTACGCAAGAAACCAATGTCATGGAGAAGCGCTCGTGTGCGGGACACCCCAATGTCTGGGACGCCAATCTCAAGACCTAGCATTTTGGCTAGTTCATCAACCGCCTCTGCCTCTGCCAACAAAGGATCATACTGAACCATCATGGTGTCAATTAGCGTTCTAGTTTTGTCTAGTTCAAAACCAAAGGTATCTATGAATCGTTCTAGTTGGTTGTTATTTGAAAGGTCTTGTTCTCGGTAATACGTAGGTACACGTCGCCACATTTCTTCTCGTGAGCCATAGTCTCTAGGAACAATTACTTCTAATTCAGAAAGTAGTTCATAGTAAAAAGTTCCAAAAGGCCCGTCACTGTTGTAGTACGCAAACAACGAGTAATAAGCCCACTTTCCAGTCTTAGGTTCAAATGAGTCAACAACACCCTGGTCAGTAGCAATTAAAAGTGTTTCTTGATGCAAATAATTGTTGTCAGCACCTTGATATATTAACTTACCGTCTGTCACGGTCTGTGGGTAACCAGTCTCTGAATAGACAATGGCTACCCCAGGAATACCTGATGCACCTTCGGCAATATCTTCAAGGGGAGTAAATTCCTCAGTAAGTGTCCAGTTTAAAAGAACTGCGTTGTACTCAATAGCAATTGCTTCAAAAGTAGATTCTGCTGAAGTAGGGATTACAGAAACAATGGCAGTAGAGCGAATAGCGGAGTCTTGATCAAATGATGAAGCACCAGCAAGTGCCTGTGCGCTGCTAGTACCTCTTACAAAAGAACCAACTCCAACGGTGTCTCCAGAACCAACAGGACGCCTAAGTCTAAAAGATTGACGTGCCATTGATTAGCCTCCTGAGGCAATGATGCCACCACTTGGTGTAACAGTAAAGGTTGACGTTGTTGCAATAGTTAGTAATGAAGTGTCCGCAGCAGTTACGCCAGTAAAGCCACCACTACTATCAATCACGTTACTTTCAGTAGTTGTAAATCTAGTAATCACTGCATAATCAACACCAGGAATATCTAGGATTGTTCTGTAGACCGTTCCAAGAGATACCTTTCCACCAAAGTCCATGTTGTCAAATGAGAACAATGCCCTTATGGCGGCTTTTACGTTGTCGTTAACGGATTCCTGAATGTAACCATCTTGGATCTGTACAGTAGCAACAAAGTTTACTTTGGTTAAACTTACTGAAGCGCCTACGTTGGATGTGGCAAACACAATTTCACGTGGCTCTAAGTAGTCAATTACTTCTTGCTTCTTAGCATTACTTAGTACAACCGTAAGTTCAGACCCATAACTAGACGGTTCTTCCATAGCAAGAACTTGAACAACGTTGCTACCGTCAACATAGGCTGTAGAGCGGACAATACCAGTAACACGTTTTACAATGTCTTTATAGTCTTGCAAAGACACTGCTCGGTCTTGTGTTCGGAACGTTGTAGGAATGTTGGCTTTCAAAGAAGCCATTGATTCAATGTCAAGCCCACCAGCGGCAACAGATGTGTTAGGAATAACACGTAGACCATCAAGCGATGGTTTGTTTGGTACGGTAGTGCTTTCTAACGTTGTGATGGCTCCAACTACTACGTTTCCAGCAGAACCTCGGCTTCTACGGTATTCAATAGTAATTGATGCGTTAGTAGTGGGTATCTTTCCGTTGATACCATTACCAAAAGATACTGTCGTATAGTTTTCTGCGTCAATATCAATTGTAAAAATTGATGAACTGCTTCCACCATCTATAATTCTTGCAGAGTAGGCATAGCGAACATTGGAAGAGTTAGTACCTTCACCAACATTTACAATAAGGCTTCCTGTAACAACACCACTTTGCCTCAAAGTAATCTGTTGACCAGCCAAGCCCGTTGCAGTGTATGTTTCAGTAAAGCGCTCACCTTCAGTAACTGCAACTGTAAGCGGGGTTGTTTTTGAATAGGTGTTATAGGTGACGCCGTCAGATACTAAGGGCACACTGGCTGCGACTGAAGAACCAACAAATGCAATAGGGTTATCTAAAGTAAATATAACTTTTGTAGAAGTATCAACCAAAGGAGACGCTTCAAAGCGTGTGTACTGTGGAATGTAAATAGGAGTTG